CTTTCTGTAAATACTCGTATTTTCACGATGGCACCGGTACATATTACATTAGCGTGTAGAGCCCTGACAATGCATTTTACTGCAGCTTTCTACAGGGCCCACGGTTTGTTTTATTCAGCAGTAGGTATTGATCCCCATTCTATGTCGTGGGCACAACTTATGCGTAAGATGCGTGAGGTTGGCCACCGCGGAGGAGATGGTGATTATGGCAAATATGATGGAACATTGGATCCGGATTTGATTCTGGAAGCAATGGACTTGATTGCTGATTGGCATTTGGCACAATCACCTGGAGGTCTTGTCGTAGACCTCGGAGATGGAACGAAAGTAGTTTTCCAGGCTCAAGAATTACGACGCGCATTGCGCATACTTGGCGTGGAGTTTGTGCACACTAGTCAAATAGTGTATAATGTGTTACACGCGAAAATGCAAGGGAACCCTTCGGGTAACTGCCTTACGGTGGTTTTGAATACTATGGTTGGCATGATGTATATTATGATTGCCTACTTAGGACTTTCACGGCAAGCGAAGAAACTAGAGTTTACTCTATTTCGCTTTCCCTCGTTGGTTTGCCCTTTCGTGTATGGAGATGATAATATGTACTCTATTTCAGAGGATATTATTGAATGGTTTAATCCAAAAACTTTGTCGGAGTTTTTCGCCTTGCACGGAATTAAATACACGACAGCTGATAAAAGTGGAGAGGAGCAGCAGACCAAACTTGTTGCCGACTTACGCTTTTTGAAGCGGGGTTTTCTGTACGACGCAGAATTCCCTCGATTTGTTCACGCCCCCATTGACCCGGACACGATTTATGAGTTGACGAACTGGATGCACGAGACGGTGGAAGAGGAAGAGCAGCTGTATATACAGCTAGACTTAGCGCTAAGAGAATGTAGAGCGCACGGATTAGGATTCTATAGAAGGGTTCTGGACCAGATAAACGAAGCTTTGAAGAAGGTCGGAAGACGCCCTGTCGTCGGGGAGTATGATAGGCTTCGGGAGGAATGGCTCCAGCAACATTGGTAACTTTGTTGAAGTCCGCCTGTGATCCTGCTATTTATAGCACCCAATTGGGATATATTGAAGAGCACGGGACTTAAATTTTATAGTTTAGGAGGCCACGGCCGCTAATTATTTTAATAAAATTCTAAAAAAAAAAAAAAAC